GCTAATCTTTCGTTCTCTAACTTTAATTCTTTTTCTAACAAAGCTGTCTCAGATGCACCAGCTTCATTTAATGCTTGCTGTCGTTCCTCAATACTAAGTGTTGTATCATCTATTCTTTTCTTATTCTCAGCTAACAACGCGTTCTGTTCTGCACGTTCCACATCTAACTCCCTTAACGCATCAGTATTTTTTTGTAATACCCCCGTCAACCTTGCCGCTTCCTGAGCTTCAGCCGCTATTTCTGCACCTATACCACTTACGGCTTCCTTAGCTGTGTTAAACGCACCTGCAAAATCACCACTAAAGAACTTACCTATAGCGTCAGCAAAAACTAATACCCTGTCCCTTACTACATCTACCGCTGCACTAACACCAGCTAACACCCTATCAAACGCTTCACCCCCTTCCTTCGTTGAGGTAAACGCTTTAAACAACGCTGTAAGTCCCGCAACTATAAGTGATATAGTCAACACTACGGGGTTAGCTAGTAAGGCCTTAAACGCTGTCCCTAAACCCTTTACAGACTTAGTTACACTACCAACCGCACCTGGCGCTTCACCTAAAGTATCAGTAAAACTAGCCTGTCCTTTTTTAGCGTTGTCTAATTCACTTTCTACGTCCTTTATCTGTCCCTGTAGTTTTTCAAACGCATCACTACCTACTTCAGTCTCGTTGAGTTCTTTTTGTAACTTATTTAACTCTTCGTTTAATGAGTTTATACTAGTTACACTCTTTTCAGTCTCTTTAGTTAAAGTATCCGTAGATTTAGATAAATCTTTAGTGTCCTTATCTGCACCCGATAAGGCTTGTTGTAGGTCATCTAAATCGGTTATATAACCATCAATACCTTCTACCTTGAAAAATATTTTTACTTCTTGATTAGCCATTTTTTATAAATATTATAAGTCCCATCTAAACACCGCATCTTCCCAGTTTACATAAGTATTATTCCATAATCTTCGTGGTCTTATAGGTGTTAAAGGAACGTCATAGTTTAATAGTTTAATAAGTTCCACTTTAACTGAACTCTTTTTACCTATAATCGCATCAGTTATTTTACTTACATAATAATACGTGTTTTTAACCCTTATAACGTCATTAAAGGTAAAGTCTAATAGGTCAATATCATCTAATACGAAATAAGCTGTTACCTTACGTGCAAATCCGTTATATAGACTTTCTATATACTCAGACCAGTATTCGTCATAAACACTTCCACCTAACAAACCATCATTAATATTGTGGTCTATATAACCTGTCTCTTTTTGCCAGTTTAGATTTAATGATGTAGAACTATTAGGGAAGTCCTCATAAAAACTTACCATAGGGTAGTCAGTATGTGGGTTACCTAAAGTGTCGCCCTGAATATACCAGTCAATACTATCAGTATCTTTTAATCCATTATAAAATAAGAAGTGTCTGTTCTGTCTAATAGGTAAGTGTTGTGGGTTATATGACGGGTCAGTTCCTGGTTCGTGGACGTGTATTTGTGGTATAATAAAAGTGGTTCCTATACTTGTATTTTTACGTTCTATCTGTGTTATAGGTGTAGGTATAATATTAGTAGTTATCTTTCTTTCACCTTCCAAAAACTCGTTGTCTCCGTTAACTATTAGGGTTCCAAATACCTCCGCAAATTGCTCTTGGTTTATTTCATTCAAAAAGTCCTCACCCTGTGTATCTTCAAACTTGATACGAGAACTTTGAGTATAAAATACAGGTTCACTTACGAAGTCCTTAGTTAAGTCTAATTTGTGCGTCCAATCAAATAGGTCACCACTACCTATATAGTCCTGCCAGGGTTCTATAATGAAGTTACCTACTACGTTTTTATCAGGAACCATAACTAATCTAAACTTAGTTAAGATATCTTTGATAAAGTCTATCTTCTTATAGTTATCATCTAATAAGGGGGCAACATCTACTTCACCTGGTGCGGTAGTTATTCTTAGTCGTGCATCTATAATACCTATTTGTTCTACTGAGCCACCTTCTATTAATTCTACACTAAGGGTGTCTCCTGCGTTTAATGCGACGTTATCTAACGCTCCGTTTAAAAACAAACTACACGTCTCTCCTGCACCGCAACTATCAGTATCAAAATCTAATATTGTTACTCCGTTTTTAACTAATCTACCTGTCGCTGTAGAACCACCAAACTCACCACTTCTAATACTAACATTAATAGTATAATCTACGTTATAATTACCAGTTAAAGGTGCGGTATAAAATGGACTACTATAATTACTTCCATAGTCATAGTTAATAACGTTAAAAGGTATAGGACTTATAGGGTCACCTTCGTCATAACTTACACTAGCAATATTACTACTCGTTGAGGTTATATTACTATCTGTATTACCAAACGCAGAAAGGTATAAGTGTAAAAATCTATTACTATTTAAAAACTCAGAAGTATAGGTATACCCCGCTTCAGCAAAAATGGTATCAATAAGTAATTTAGCCCTTACCATAGGTTTAAATCTATTCACAGGTAAAGGGTGACTATTCTGTGTAAAATGTTCTCCCGTATTGTTCTGACTTATACGTGTCTGCGTGGGTACACCATCTGCGTCATAGTTAACACCGAAGTCAATAAGGGGGTATAAGATATTACCATCAAACAAACCATCTGTGGTAGAACCTTCAGGGTAAGCTCTCCAACTACTTTGTAAGCTAGTAATATTTAATACGTGAGTGTATCTACTTAAATCTAACTCATTTAAATACCCTTCACCTACACTAGTTCCGAAGTCCTTAGTCTCACCTAAAAAGATGAGTTCATAATCTATTCTAGCCCCTTCTCTATTGTCGTAAATCTTATTTAATCTAATCTGTCCTGTCCTAAATAATATACCATTTACATAGATACGTGCACTTCTCTTTTGTCTAATATCAAAGTCTACCCCGTTAATATCAAACGCAGTCTTAAATAAGTTATTATTATTAGAGGTTGCAGGAACCCTGAACGTTCTACTGAATATACTACGTGCAGAGGTGTCCCTAATGTCCTCAATAGTGAAGTTTAACTTAGGGGGTTCTAAGTCATATAAGTCTATATATACACCTTCTATTTGTAATTGTATCATTACCCTCTTTGACTATTAATTTTATGCGCTTCGTCATAGTTTATGGTATACTGAAATAACTTATCTTTTCTAAACGTTCTTTCAGTCCACGTAGTATTAGTAATAGTCACAGGTAACCACTCATTAGACCCCTCATATCTAACCCTTACATCAGGACTGATAAATAGGTTCTTAAGATATTGAGCTTCTAAGTCACTTAAGTAACGTGTATTGATGGTTCTTTTCTTCGTTAAGTCCTGACTAAAGGTAGTATTACCTCTAGCGTATTTAGGGACACTAAACGTATCAGACCCCCACGTTCCTTCTACCTGTTCGTAGTTATTTCTACTGATATTGATACTTTCATCAGTTCTCTTACTAAAGTAGAAGTAGTCTCTAAAACCTAAACTATTTAACCAACTCACTTGAACGGGGGCGAAGTCGTTACATGCATCTACCACTTTATCTACCCTGTATACTGCACTAGTAGGGTTATTACTATAAAAACTACCTTGACTACTACCACACGAAGTTCCTTTATACGTATATGTAGCAACGTAGAAATGTGTAAACCCTAAGTTATACTCAGTAGTAAAGTTAGACTTACCTAAAGGTATTGATATTGCGTTATAAGGGTAAATCCACTCCCTATCAGTAGAAATACTACTAGTCTCACCCCCTCCGTTAAATATATTGTTATTTACAAACACATCTGCGGTCTCCGTGTCCCCGTTATAGAACGTTACACGTATCGCCTTGATACCATCACAGCCTGTAGGGGGTGGGAAGCTAGCGTTCTCATTAAACTTAGTTATAAAGGACAATATGAGTTCATCATCTTCTCTTTTTTCTAAGTTATATACATAGGTATCAGTTACAGGTATCCAGTCAGGAACTCCACCCGTTAACTTACTAATATCTTTAGTAATAGTATAGTCAGTTAAAGCCTGTTGTCTAATACTAGGAACGGGGCAACTTAAAAACCCTGAAATAGTAGTTATATAATCTTTCTGGTCTATCCAATTTAAGTCCCAATACTCTTTTCTACCTCCATAGACAACGCAGTTCTGAGTGTCCCCTGTACCAGGGTAAGTCCCTTGAATATTAAAGGTTCCGTTACCTGATACCCACCCGTATCTAACCTTAAACATATAACTTTCATCATCTGCGGTAAATAACTTCGTTGAGTAAGTCTCAGCGTCATAATTAGGGGTCGTATAATTCTTTAATACGTTCTGAATATCAAAATGGTAATATCCGTTCTCATTAGGGAACGTCTCAAATGTCCCCGCTATATTTGTAGACGTATTGTCTATAATCTGTATACCCGCCTTTTGTCCTGTCTCGTTCTGGTCGTAAAAACTAAAGATGTTCTTACCAAACGACAGGTTAGTTAACTCAGGGGTATTACTATATATAATATCTGGTTCTTCAGCCATTATTCGTTATTATTTCTATCAATTTATCTTCTATATCATTAAAGTAAAAGTCCTTAGGTCTTATACCAAATCTACTAATACTACGTCTTACAGGGTAAGGTAATCCACTTTCACTTGATATCGCTTTTTTCTTGAACTGAAAGTTATACCCCTCAGCAACACCAAATGCAGATGCAACCTCAGGGGGTAAACCTATACTATTACCTCTTTGAGTTCCTTTTACTCCGAACGACTGAAAGTATCCATAGTTTAACATTTCTATAGTCAAACCATATCCATCTAAGGTCGTCTTCATAGAACGTCTTAGATTACCTGTCCTACTTTGAAAGTCACCCCCTATTAGACGTTGTTGTATTTCACCTACTAACGCACCTAACCTTTCATTAAGTCCTTTCTCCAAATACCCACTTTGTTCTAGTATCTGTCTTTCTATTTCCTTTATATTACTTTCTATACTCATCAGTCAATATATTTTAAGGTTACTATGTCCTGTTGTGCGTTATAGATGTTATATGTTCCTTCTTTGAGAAAGTATTGTCCGTTGTATCTATTCCAGTTTACACTACCACTACCTATTGTTACATTAACAAATAAACCAACATTAAGTCCGCCATAAGTTGAGTTACAGCCGTCATAAGGTATTATAGGTTTAGCTAATATAGCAATAGGGGTAGTCATACTTGCACTTATTATAAAGTTATCAGTTCCGTCCTGTTTATAAGTTAGTATAGTTGCATCTTCGTAACATAAGTAAGTTGATAAGTTTGCATCTACTACCAAATTAGTATCTATTCTTCTCCACGTTCCGTTAAACTCCCTATCATCTATACCACCACCATCAAAAGTAAAACCTGTAATACTAAAACTATTAGGGGGTCGTAAAAATGCACTATCGCAGTCATTAAATAACGAACTGAAGTTTATTGTAATATTTGCTGTAGCCCCCACAACATCATCTGAAAAACGTTCTTTGAAAGGGGTTATTGTAAAGGGTGTTACGAACTCTACATCAGGGTTTACTAAGTTCATATTGATATGACTGATAACGTCATTAATATACCTTACGCAATTACTTTGTTCCGTTAACTCACTCGTCTCATTCTCGTAAGTCTGCGTCATTATAATTAAGTTTAAAGATAAACTACCTGTGTTATTACTTTGACTGATACTAACGGGGTTTAAGAACGCATAAGGGTATAAAGGGGGTTGTTCGTCCTCAGGTGTATTGAGGTCACTTAGATTACCATACCCCACTTGATTAATAAAGTAGTGTTCTTCACAGGTGTTTTTAATTAAGTCTACTATTTCTTTGTAATTCATTTAATCTTTTGTTTTCTTCTTCCGTTTTATCTTTCTTATAGGCTAGGAAGTTTAAAGCCTGTATAATAGGTTCGTTAACCACTTCTTTAATTTTAAGGAAGTCCTCGTTAGCCAATACCATAAGAAATGAGTACCAGTTATAAGCGGGGTCAATCTTTTCTTCCAAATCAATATCATTTTTACTAAACTCATCATCTAAACCAAATAACTTCCTATAACTATTAAATATGTTTAACCTCCAGTTTAAATAATATGTAATACCTCCATAGAAGTCATACAATAATAAGTCGTCAGTTGCTTTAATACCATATAAGATTTCTATAATACCATAGATGTTCTTTTGAACCCCCCCACTAATAAGAACCTCCATATCTACAAACGTTCCAACATTAACATTATTGATATCCACAATACCATCTTTAACGGGTGCAGTATCAGGGTAGATTTTATCTATAAGGAACGTTATTGCTAGTTCTATTGTTTTATCAGGTATCATTAAAGTATCTTCATAGGGGACGTTCATAACAATACTCATTACTTTACGCCAGTTATTCTCTAATCTAATATCCCAGTTAGATAACTCCCTAAATTGTTTGATAGTCAATTTGTGGGGGACTTCATAAACCTTATCTTCTATGTGTAGTGTATACTTCATACCATATACGTATATTTACCTTTTTTATGTTTAGTTTTTTTACAATAGTTCGCTAAGGCTAGACTGATAACGCAGTCGTCGTGTAAACCTGTAGGGTGTCCGTATTTAATACTTCTCGTCTTAGGGTTATAGTCATAAGTAAAAGTCTCTAACTCTTGAAATAAGGGGTTAAATAATTTCTTTGAGGGTATACCTATACTCCCCTCATTAAAGTCTAATATAAGTCCTTCTATGAGTTCCTGTTTAGATTTATTCGTTGTTGTAAAGGGGTGAATGTCTCTATACCTTGATTTTATATCTTCATAGATAACGTCACCTATACTATTCACCTCAATAAGTCCTATCGCATTATTTCTTCTCAATACATCTACAATATCAGTTATAATAAACTTCCACTCTTTAGCGTTTGTCCTATATACATCTACTACCCTCCCCTTACTATCAATACACGTAATAACGGAGTAGTCCTCGTGTCTACCTAAATCTATACCTGCGTATATCTGTCCTTCACTTACGGGGTATTTATCAAACGTGTATAGTTCTAAATTACTAAATACTTCACCACCACCATCTAAGAACTCAGCTAGATATTCCTGTCTAAATACCCCCTCAGGTAAAGTCCTCTTTGCATCATCTATTTCTTCTTCACTAATAAAGGGGGTGTCGTAGGAACTCCCCTTATAACTCTTATAGTTAGGGTGGTCGTGACTTAAACCTAAGTTATATAACTCATAAAACCAGTTCTTACCCTTAGGGGTAGATAGGAACAATACCTTTTTTCCTTTGACCGCTAAGGTAGGTCTAACCGCTTCACTCCACGTCTCAGACTTCATAAATGCAGCCTCATCTAATATCGCATAATCAAACGTATAACCCCTTATGTTGTCGTATCTTTCTGCAGACCTAAAATATACCTCACTTCCGTTTTTTAACTCAATATAACTCTCACTAAAGTTACAGGTTTTAATAAACCCTGACGGACTGATGGCTCTTTCTAATTCCTTTTGAACCTTATTAGTCTGACTATATACAGGGGACACCCATAATACCTTACAGGGTTTATTATTGATACACCAGTATAACAATAGGTTCATACCCATAAGTGACTTACCCATCTGTCTCCCCACACTTACTATATGGTGTTTTTCTTCACCCCCTAATATACTATCAATAATATCTTTTTGTTTAGGGTGGGGGGTAAACCCTTTCACCTTAATCACCGAACTCAAACTTGATATCTTTGAATAAATCTTTCCCGTCTGCACCTGTAAGTTCCTGACGAGCTAGTTTAGGTATAAAATACTCAGATAACTTTAACATCATATCTAAAGCTTTGTTAGGGTCATCTTCAGCAACTCTTTCTAACCACTCTTTCATATTGTCTAAGTTATCATCTACTAACTTCTGGTAAGCTTCACGTATTTCTGCAGTAGTTTTATTAGGGGTTCCTTTAGTCCTTCCCTTAGGGTTTAACTGAACTCCTTTCTTTAATCTACCTTTACTATCTCTTTCTACTTTTTTACTAGACATATTAATAAATATCAAAAATACCTTTGCTTTAAATCTAGTATAATATTCCAGTCACAAATACCACACTTACCAGGTGACTTATTACTATTGAATATTACATTATACGCCTTATACACGTCTAAGATAAATTGTCTATCTTTCTTACCTGAGTTAAAGAACTCTTTTCTATTGTCTCTTATCCATTTCTCCCACTTTTCCTTTTCACTATATACAGGGGTGGGTATAGGTTTCTCTTCTAAGGGGGTTTTTAGGACTTCTGGTGGACTTTCTTTCTTTTTAGGTGGTCTACCCCTTTTCTTTAATTTAATGTCCTTATTTCCGTGATAATTCATTTCACCATTCTCTTTCGTATTTAATGAGGTATTTTCCATAATATAATCTATTTTTTACATTTTTTATTTCATTATTGTTAAACAAACTTAGTAACTCCAAAACTTCTTCGTCATAAAACTCATCTATATATTGTTTATATAAAAATCGGTATCTGTTAAAATCTTCTTCCTTTTCCATACCCCTTAAGTAATTTAGTGGTTAGTATTTTTAAAGGTAAGTCATTATACTCAACGTTTGTATTTTTTAATTTCATCTTTTCTAATATTAGTTTAGTTGCGTCGTCAAACTGACGTCTTATTGTAGACCTTGATATGTTTAAACACCTTGAGACTTCAGCGAAGTTATTACCATTACTAAAGTATAACATAACCATTATACCATAGTATCTTTCTTGAGGTATATTACTTCTTAGTAAATCTTCTATAATGTTTATATTGAGGTTTATTAATTCATCTAAGTCATAGTCATATTCACTTTTATCTTCTATGGTTAAGTTCTCGTTTAATGGTATACTTATCTTTTTCTTATAATTTCTATAAAAGTCACTCGTTTTACTTCTATATTGATTAAGAACTATGCGGATAAAAAAGAACTTTGCTTGACCCTTGAGTATTAGTTCCTCAGCTTTTTTGTGTTGTATAAAGATTAACAAACACTCATTTAATAAGTCATCTACTAAGTCATAGTCATTTCTGGTAATACCTAATAACTCTTTCTTTAGTTTCTCGTAGTTCTTTTCTACCCACTCGTTTATAATCTTACTCATAGTTCTTATTAATTATATAACCCCCTATGAAAAAGACAAACACCATACATATTAAAAACTCCATCAGTTCCAAACTTTTAAATTAATGATGTCTGCGATGTGACTATAATGAACTCCATATTCATTTGCTAACTTTCTATAGGTAGTATTACCCTCAGAGTATTTACGTCTTATTTCTCTAGCTTTTTCCATACTTAACTTGACGTATTGTCTGTCCCTATTGTTCTCTTTAGGGGTTAGTAATCTTAGGTTCTCTAACCTGTTATCAGTTTTATCGTTGTTTATATGGTCTATTTCCAAATGAGGTGGTATTTCCCCGTTAAAGTATTCCCATACGAACCTATGGATACGCCAGTTCTTTCTTTTCTTATTACCTTTGTATTCGGTAAATACCATATACCCCTTACTATGTTTATATGGTTTTAATTTGTAATCATTCTCATTATAGATGTTACCATCTTTGTCAGCATAATAATTCATTTGTTTTTTAATTTTTAAAGGTTTATAACAATAAGTATCACGTTATTTAGTAAAAGTCATTTTTTTATGAACTTTTTTTTTTATTTTTATATATATTAGTGTAAAGGATATTCAGTAGTCAATAATGTATCCTCATTTTAATTTTAAAGGGTAAAAAGGGTAGCTGTAGTGGTTACCCTTTTTTATGTTTATTATTTATTTATTTCTATTGTGGCATGACCCGTCTATTAATTAATCCCCCTATTTCTTCAGGTTATTAATTTTTAATTACCACTTCACTTTATCAACCCCCCCTATCTAATAATACACCACTTAGATAGTTCTTAGTTATATGTCTTTCTTTATTCACAATATAACCTTGATAAAGCCTGAATATACCTGTTAGTTGTGGACTAGATTAATTCGGTATTAGGGTTAACACGGGTGAGTTATTGCCCTATAATTCAGTTTCAGTAGTCATTTACCTTGAGGTTGTTATGGAGTTATTAGTTCCGTTAGGGGTCAGGTAAGTTAACACCCCTTTTATGTTCTTTATAAATATATCCAACTTTTGTAAAAGTCTGAATAGTTAATAAAAAAAATGTCGTGTCAGGACACAAACAAAAAATATTTAAATTATTTGACTTTTCGTATTTTATGTGATATTTATTAGTATAAACCTTTTAAAATTAATAATTATGAATAATTCACGCAAACAAGCATTTAACCGCTTTAAAGAGTTAAAACAACAAAAGATAGGTAACACTACCATTACTACTCCAAACGTCCGTAAAACACACGTTAGAACCGATGAGTTATATGCAGACTTACAGGAAAGAACCTATGAACTTATTGAAGATAAGATGATAGATTTAAGTAAGTGGAGTGGTGAGGGTAGTGTATTTAAATATGCAGGTTTAATTGACTAATACTTTGTTCCATATGTTTTTTTAATGTTTTTAATAGTCAATTAAAAAAGGGGTCTAACGAGACCCCTTTTCTTTTATCATTTCATTTACAATATGTTCTAACTTTGTTAATCTTTGTCTTAGTAGTAGTAAATCATCTTTGAGGGTGTTAGTGTAAAGTTCTTCTCTTTCTAACACCCTCTTTGTATAACTCATTTATTCACTTACTTCTTTATCTTTACTTATAAAGCTCCATGCAAATCCTACAATAGTAGTAATCGCTCCAACGACCTCCATAAGTATACTTTCATCAATAACACCTGATGTTACCAAATAACCCCCTAAAAACGTCAATACGTGTCTTAATAGACCTTCTACTTTTTCACTCATAATTTTTAATATTAATTTTTTCATTTATGTAATTCTTATTTTTAAATCACCTGCGTTATGGTATAAGCCACCTAAAGGAACTCCACCTGCTGCTGCGTTCGCATCACTTGTAAAGTTTAGATTACTATAATCAGTCAATACAATACCTTCAAAAGCTTCTAATGTCTCCACATAGGTAGTATAACTATTTGTCCCTGTTCTTCCACTACAGCCTAACATCAAGGTATTTGTTGTTCCACCTGTTATATTTGTATCATTAGATGCAACTATAAGACTTCTTGTTGTTTCATTACCTGTTTGTCCGTTAATT